CCTTCACTAACAGCCGGACGGGGGTAATGTCTACCGCGCCGGACTCCCACATCTGCGTACCCTCGCCCAGCATCCAGAGCGCGCCGGGGGAGAGCTTGAACATGTCGGGCGCGTACTGAATCTCGTTGCCGTCTTCGTCGTAGGTCGGGGCACCGATAATACCGCGCTGCTTGAATGCCTGAGTCGCAACCAGAATGCCGCACTGCAACAGAGTGTGGTTGATACGCTTGAGCGTGGGCAAGTACTTGCTGATAATCCCCGAATCGAGGGCGAACTCATAGACCGGCACGTCCTCAAGGCCAGTGTCAATCTTCTCGTCCCACTCCCAGCCCTTAGCGTTGAGAGACAGAGAGGCTATATTCAACTCAGGGATGTTGTTTGGAGAGGTAGTTGTAGTGGAAAGTTTCTTGCGCATACGGCGCGAGTACCCTGGACGGGCAAGGTTCACTACCTTCTCGTTCTTCTCAATGTCCACCCATACACTGAGGGCCGCAATGACCTTGCCGTGGGCGTCACGCTGGCAAATCGTCGTCTCGGGGGAAGAGTTCATCAGCCCATCTTCGGTCAGCACAAGATACCCCGCGCCGCAGATAAGGGCGTCGCGGAATGCATCAGACGCCTTAGAACGGAAGTTCGAGCGCTGGATGAACGAAGCAATCTTCTCGTCTGCGCTATCCGAACCGTCGTCGATCAGCTGGACGCCGTTCACCCGCATACGCGGGACGCGAGCGTCTACCAGGACGGAAGCCACGTTCATACGTGCCGCTTCCTGCAGAGCCTTCCAAGACTCGGCGACTTCCTTCTTGTTGGCGTCCGGGTCATCAGGATACGGGAAAGGCGCATCGCCCATGTACCAGTTGCGCATTGCCTGAACGTGCGGCAAACGTTCCTGGAGTCGCCGCACCAATACAGCAGCAAACCACTCGTCCGAGCCGGGCTGAATTTCGGTCATATAGAAGGTTCCTTTCTATCGCAGTCGCGTTGGGGCGGCAGACATACGTGGCTTCTTATTCGTTGCTTGCTCCGCCAGCACGTCAAGACGGGCGCGGTTCGCAAGCATGAGTGCGTATGCGCCGTCGATTTTACGCCACGACGAAGGGCTTTCCTTGTACATAATCCTACCGGATTTGGTATCCCGCAAGGTCGCGTTGAGTACGTGACGGGAGAGCGCCGGAGAGTTGTAGTGGTGAATCTCTTGCTCGTGAATGGCTACGCGCAGCGCTTGGGTAGCATCGGCTACCGAACGGAGCTGGTTTGTGCGCCACGCAATGCTCTTAGGCTTGAGCTTACGTCGCTCACGTTTGTTGCGCGCTTCCGCAATTTTCCCGCTCCAATGCTCCACCACGTTCTCCCACCCCGCCGGGTCGCAGAGCGCGTGCGAGACGGTGAAGTTATCTATGAGGTGGTCGCCAGCAGCGATAATCTCCTCACGTGGGGGTACCCACGAAACCCCGTCCTCTGTGTCGGGTTGTTCCCATATGCCGACCTCCCACGTCAGGCCGTCCGAGATACGCATAGCAACCATCGCGGTAGCGTCGGTAATGCCGTTGCTGCGGCCCCACGAACCGTCGAAACCGAAGACGATCGGGTCACGCTTCGAGACGGGGGTAAAGTCGTCTTCGTCCCAGCGGGCCGCATCCCATACATCCTTCGACATGAACGCATCTGCTGCAGCGTGGGCGCGGTTGCCGAAGAATCGTACCGAGTCAGAAAGGGTCAAGGTCGGGTCGTAAACACCTGAGAGGATGGAGTCAATATCCACCCACCCGCGAGGGAACGGAGAATCACCCACGCCGCAGGGCGGGGTGTGAATCCTGCACCCGTCCGGCAGGTTCGCCGAGTCCCCGTAGGCGTACATCAGACCCTCGCGCACATCGTCAGGGTTCGTCGGGTCTACGTCCCCCCAATCCCGAGTGTCGTAGAGAATGCCTTTCGAGAACGTCTCCCCTGCTTCCTGACGCTTCCACGCCTCATACGTCATCTCGGCGAAAGACCCTTCACCGGGGACGAAAGCGTTCGGCGCTTCAATGAAGGTTCCGTTCACCTTGATTTGGTTCTTCAACGCGACGCGGCCCAGCTCAACCCCTCGGTTTGACGGGGTGAACGATTCGGTCTGGTCGAGAATCTGGAACACCGACGGGGTACCTTCAAGAGATTTAGCCGCGGCTGTTCGCGGCATAATGACGCCCCCGTCTGGCAGATACACTTTCGTGTCCAGCACGTCCAGGCCGGGGTAGTCTTCGTACAGAGCGTCGGTGCGCATCATGTCCGTAAGCGGCCCGAATGCGTTGCGGGTCTGCTCTTCCGAGACAGCCATAATGTCGATCTGCACCTTGCGTTCTAAGTTCCACGGGCGGCCTACCGGCTTGCCGTTCGCATCCCACCCGTCGAACCTCACGTCAGCCAGAGACTCTGCAGCGGCGATAGCCCCAAGGAACGGGCTATTGTGGGTCACCCAACCTGACGGGTGGGTGATGTACTGCCCGTCGTCCGCTTCAACGGTGATGCACCGCAAGGCGGTTGGGGTACAGTTGGGGATAATGGCCCGTATGTGCCGACCTTTACCCCCGACGGCCACGTTCTGCGGGGGGTCCTGCAGGACGAAGCGGGGGGTAGGTTTGGCAAACCGGCGGTCAGGCAGGTGCATCAGCGTTTCCTGCATCATCTGCGCCAGCGAAAGTTCCTGCAGCGAGTACTTCTCCGTCTTCTCGTCCAGCACCCACACCACGAACGTATGGTTCGGGTGGAACCTCGCCTTCGTTCCATCGCTCAGGTACACCGTGGCGGGGAAGTCTACAATCACCGGGTGGATGTGTGTAATGCGGGTCGGCTTGCCGTTGGCCCCGTACACCTCATCCCCAACCCGTAAGTCGCCGAAAGACCGCAAGCCCAAGGGCGTAGGAACTATGTTCGATAAGTCCTCCGCCTTGCCCCACCCCTTACTGCGCTGGAACACCCCGCGATAGTACACGCGACGACCTGTAATCGGGTCAAGACGGTACCACTCAAGAATCATCTCAGCCTGTTCGCGGGTCGGCTGGAACGGCTGGAAGTACCCGATCGAGGGGCGAGCTAAGTACTCAATCATCCAGTCCAAGACGTGATGCCCGAGCGTGGGGAAATCCCCCTCATACTCCGGTTTGAATCCAGCCTTCACCGGGTGAGGGTCATTAACAACGACCATTGGCTCCTAGTCCTCCGAATCGTCGTAGCTGCCGCCGGGGCGCAAGCTCTTGTACGGGGACTTGCCCGAGACGGGGCGACCTGTTCCAGGTGAGCGGTTCGAGCTAAGCTGGCGCTTCTCCATCTCAGAGCTAGTAAGCATCTCAATCTTCATGGCGTTGAGTGCACGCGGGGTCAGGCCGTACTCGCGGCACCCGTCACGGTACGCGGTGTACAGCTGCGCAGATGCGCGACCAGCCGAGGCCGTTGCCTGAATGATGTTGTTGTACGGCAATGCAATCAGCATCATGACGTGGTCCCACGCCGTGGCGGGTAGGGACTGCATGGTGGGGTAGTCTACTAATCGCTCCCACATGCCATGCGTCGCCGCGTGCCATTTGATACCTGGGGCCAGGTCTTCAAGTTCGGGTTGGGGAGAGGGGGTGTATTCGACGAGCTGCACATTATCTTTCTCGAAGCTGCCCGTCCGTTTCCTATGATTCGCCAATGCGCGGCCTTTCTTTCCATGCCTTCATAATTGCATCCTGCTCGGCAAGCCAAGCAGTGAAATCGTTATAGCTTCGCAGCTGCAGGGGAGTAAGGTTCTCGATACCGATCGCCTTGTACATGCGCACTCGACGGCGGCGGTACGTGCGCATTCGTTGGTACACCAAACGACAGTCGCCGTCGCAGTACAATTTCCCTAAGTTGCTGCCGCAGTAACGATAGGTAGGCATTTGGCACCGGGGGCAAAACCCCCAACCGTCAGATGCTTTACGCATAAAATACCTCCTGTCGAATAAGTGTTCTACTTAAGCGGGATATACCACTTAAGAGGAACGCCTGTTCTAAGTTTAGCACCTGGCCGCAGGACGGGGGTTCTGCCGCGCAATGAGGCGCAGCCCACAGTGTAGTGGGCAATCTCACACAGTGTTTAACCTCACATTGTGATTCTGCACACACCATATGCA